AGAGAAAGTGCTGTATAATACTCAAGATTCTTGATTCTATTCTCAAGTTTCTTAATATCCTTCATACGATATCTCTTATGCTCCATAAAGCGAATATTCGCTTGACTTACATTATAAAGATATGGAGGTAGAGTAATCGTTGCCAATTCTATTGCATCATCAACAGGGCTTGGTCTTTCTGGCATTTCTGCAGGTTGTCCATAATTTACTTGCAGCTTTCCATCTTTAGTAAGGAAAATTCTATCAATTCTTCCCAAATAATGAGAATAAGTAACATTAATAGACTCATCAGATGCTAAAATACTTCCTGCTGAATTACCAGCACCATCAAATGATCTACCATAAAATTCTAATGGTGATCTAGAACTTTCTGCAGTAGTATAATCACTAACTCTAGGTCTGATGTCTATAATATCAGCATTAGAGACACCATTAATAGATTTAATTTCAGTGGCATAATTAAAATTCCTATAAGAATTTACTGTAGTAATATCGCCATCATCAGTAGACTCGTAATATCCACTAGTAAAATAAATCTTTAATCTCTTCTTGGGAGCATCAGTATCTGCATTCCTTTTTATAGTACCAAAATCATAGAAAGTAGATTCCTGTCCTGTAGTAAATTTAAAGTTTGGAGATACATCAAAACTTGGAGCTGATAATGTAGTAATAGTTCCCTTAACATTAGATTCCTGGAATTTAACTTCCTCACCTTCTTTAAATAAATTACTATTTTTATAAATGTAAGCAATTTGAGAAGCAGAATTTGCAATCTTTTCTGCTACAATTGCAACAGCATTTGATATTTGGCCAACCATTTGTTCACCAACTATCAGTTCTGAAGTTGTAGTAGAATTACTTGTCAATGATCCAAGAACCATTTTAGGTGCAGATGGATTGCCAGTATCAGATGACTCAAATACACCATGAATATTAATAACATCTGGTGTGTTTAGGGATATTTCTTCATCCTGAACTCTTGTACCCCATGGATAAGAACCATAGGTTAATCCATCATTAAATGTAGTAGTACCAATACCAGAACCCTCTGTAGATGACTTATCTACAATTAAAGAATTTACTCTTTGAAGTATTTTTTCTTTTGCCTTTGGTTTATCTTGCTTAACCGTAGTTAAAAGCTGTGCATCAACATCATCTGAACCTAAATTATAAATTTGTAAAGTACGTGCATCACTAAATTGGAAATCAGCAGCATCTAGTGGTTCTATATTACCATCTGATCTAATTAAGGAATATCTTTCCTCATCAAATGCTAAGAAACTTTCACTTGCTCCACAAGAAACTGCAGAAGCTAATTTATTACTAGTAATATTAACAGTAAATGACTTCCTTATCGAAAGAGATGCATTTGTAAGATCTACATCTGAGATGTTCATCTTAGGAAGTAGTGTATACAGAGTAGCATCTGTATTTGGTGCAAGATCAGTTGTTAAAATCTTAAGATCAGTAAGAGTAGTAACAGCAGTAGGTAAATCACCAGCAACAATTCCACTTGATGTATGAACTCCAACTATAGAAACAGTAGAAGCAAATTCATTATCTGGATCAACAGTAATACCAGTTATTCTACCGTAAATAGGATCT